TCAGCGCTGTGGGGACTGAGTGGGCAAGATGGCCCAGGGGGAGGCTTTGGGATCTGAGGGCTGGGAAGGCTCCGGTCGCTTGGGCGGCGATCCTGCTTGGAACATAATATACATACCGCCGTTGTCGGCAGCGCTAACCGCCTGAATTTGGGCGGTTTTTGCGTTTGCGAGGCCCGGCATCGACAGCGCTACCAGCGCGACGACCGCAGCCGCCGCGCTCAGCCTGTCCAGCATGAGCCGCCACAAGGCACGCTCTGTTGCAGTCTGCGCACGTTCGGCGTGAAGCATCGCAATCCACGTGGGTCCGTCGAGCTTTGCCAAGGCGCACATCTGCGCAATTCGCTCATCCGGGATCGGATGGCGGCCATGTCGCCAGGAACTGACCATTGCTCGCGTGAGCCCGATCTTCTGCGCCAAAGCGTTGTCGGACGGCAGGTTACAAGCGGCCCTTACTTTGTCGAGCAGATCGTTGGCGGTATCCATGGTTAGCAAGCCTTGACAGGGGTGTATAGCCGGACTATACATGCCCCCGTGTTTGGCGTGGCTAAACACCCCGCCACCGGCACCCCAAGGCCGCTGGCGGGTTCCCTTGGGGTAGGGGCTTGGGGGCGGGGCAGGGCATGGACAACGCGCTTCTCATCATCGTTCTGGCCGTCGCGTGCGTCAGCGTCGGCATCGTCCGCATCGGCTCATGGGTGATCGCCCAGCACGAGCAAGAGCAGACCCGGGTTCTTCTTCAGCAGGTCTACGCGGCCTGCGCAATCGCCCAGGCACGCGCTGATCAGCAGGAACGGCGCGCATGAGCGCCTCTTCATGGGTTTCCGAAATTGCCCAGTACGACATGGGCCTGCTGGTCGTCTTTGGCTTGGTCTTGGGTTGCGTTGTCGTCGCCCTTGTGTGTGTCGGCCTCGAGCTTGCGTCGCACGCACTCAGTGCCTACTGGAGGCGCCGCAATGGTCGCTGACATGGCTACTGAGATTGCTCGATTCTTCCGCGATCCGCTTGTTACGGTCGTTGTGGGTGGCGTGCTGGTGATGCTGCTCGTCTGGTTGGTGATGCTCGTATCACATGGAAAGGGTGTCTCCCATGGCCGTTGATCGCGCGCGCTTCCGTATGGCTATTGAGGGCGGGGCAGGGGGCTTTTCCCCGCTTTCGCCCGGTGAAAAGGGGCAGCGGGCGGCGGCGGCAATTGGCCCGGGGAGTAACACGGGCCAAAAGGGTCAGCAGGACGCAATCATCGACTACCTGACCATTGTGGTCCCGCTCTCCGCCCTTGAAGAAGTGAACTGCAAGAAGCTGGATCTCTTGCTGTTCCGCATCTTCGGCTTCCGTGGCGAAGTTGTTGCCGGTGCGATTCGTGAGAAGAACTGGAACTTCTACGAGCAGTCGGCGGTGCTGATTGACCGGGAAAACGAAGTGGTTGGTCGCGTCGGTATCGGCGGCAAGAAAAGCACCGTGTGCCTGAGCCTCACTGGCATGGGATGCAAATGGATTCGTGACTGGGCGCGAGTCTACAAGCAGTGCTACATGCTCGATGCCAAGATCACCCGCGTTGACTGCGCGCACGACGACTACGAAGGCGAACGCCTGGACGTGCATGCGCTCCGCGAGGTTGCCGCGCAGGGCGGCTTTACCGAGGGCGGCTGCCCTCCGCGTCACCGTTTCATTTCCGATGAAGGCCACAACACCGGCTGCACGCTGTACGTCGGCGGCAAAGGCCACAAGGAACTGTGTGTGTACGAGAAGGGCAAGGCCGAGGGGCTGCCGTCCTCGCGCTGGGTGCGCGCCGAGGTGCGCCTGTACGGCAAGCACATGGAAATCCCGCTCGATGTGCTGTTGAACCCGGGTGCGTACCTGCGCGGTTCGTACAGCGCGCTGCAGGATCTCATCAAGGGCGTGTGCACACGGCTGCGCACGATCCGCAAGCACGTCGAAGTCTCTGCTGAGGCAATGGTGCTCTGGATGGAGCGCCAAGTAGGCCCAGCCCTCAGTGTTCTGCATGGAGCGTTCGGTGATTCGTTCACCGACTTCCTGCTGGCTCGCGTCGTCCGTGACGGTCACCCCGGACGTTTTCGCGGCATTTCCAAGGGTGAACCACTCCATCGATATGTGAGAGAAGAACTATGCCTATCTGCCGCGTGAAGTCCGCTGCCGTCGAAGAACGGCACAACAGCAAGACCAACACCATCAACCGCTCGCAGACCGTTGGCCTCGACCTGGGCAACGGTTTCGAACTGCCGTTCCGTGTCGGCCTCGGCTCGCGCCCGCCGTACACCCCGGGCGAGTACGACATTGACCCGCAGTCCTTCGCACTGAGCCAGTACGGCGATCTGGTGCTGAAGCGCTACGTGGATCTCGTTCCGCTGTCGGCCAAGCCCGCAGCCAAGGCCTGATCCATGCCAGACCCGGTCTACATCCAGTCGTGTGCGGTCCAGAACATCGGGGCCGATGGCGTCTGCGCTGTGCCGGTCTGGATCGAAAACCCTCAGCCAGTCCTGCCACCGCTCACGCTGGCTGAGGGTACGCAAGTCGCATTCGCTATCGCGGCCTGCTGGGCACTGGGCGTCGTTTTCAGACAGTTCGCCCGTGTGTCCCGTGAGCGGTTCTAACCAACCTCAGAGAGTACAACCATGAAGATGAACAAGATCGCCAGCAACGTCGTTTCCTTCGCCCGTTCGACCGCAGGCAAGGTTGCCACTGGCGCAACCGCTCTGGCCGCCACCGGCTCGGCCTTCGCCAGCGGCGGGCCGGCTGAGGCCATCACTGCCGAAATCACCAACGGCAAGTCCAGCGTCAGCGGCATTCTGGTCGTTCTGGCCGGTGTGCTGGGCCTGTTCCTGCTGTGGTCGATGATCAAGCGCGCTAAGTAATCGGAGCCGGGTGTCATGCCCGTGCTGGTAGCGGTGATGGAGGTCCTTGCGACGGCCGCTTCGGTCATCGCGGGGATTCTCTCGGTTCTCGCAGCGGTGAAGGGGCTGTTTCTGCTGTGGGGGAACATCAAACAGGCCAAGTAGGGGCGCACGTCGCCCCTACTTTTTTGGGGGTCTTATGGGCTATTTCGTGATTGTTGCCGTACTGGGGGCGCTATGGCTGGCGTTCGACACATGATCTGCATCGGGCGGTACTTGTTGGCTCTTGCGCTCTGCGTGGTCGCCCAGGTAGCCGCAATTCCCGACGTGAGTGCTGCGGTCGTCGAGCTTGATCAGGGCTTGGCCTACCAGCGCTGTCTGAAGGACATGCCGAAGGTCACGGCAGGCGGCAACATCGTTAGCAAGTCCGAATGCACGCGTAGTTCAAATTCCAGCTATCCAATCTGCTACACGCAGCGCTATTGGGTATACGAACAGGCCGGGCAGAACAGCGGGAAGGAAATCGGCCCCTACGAGCGTGAGCAGTACTGCGCGTCCGCGTCCTGTTCTACGCGTCTTGATGGCGAGGCCGGGATGATCAACGGCACGCTGTACAGCGGCGGCGTCTGCAATAAGGGCTGCAAGATGCAACCAAACCTTGACCCCGCTGTGAACTTCAACATCAGCGATTCCGCCAATCCCAACGGCATTCCCATTCGTCGCGGAACGTGGAAGGCATCCGGCGACGTTTGCGATAGCTCGATGCCGCCTCAGCCTGAAAAGAAGGATGAGTACTGCCACCAGTCGGGCAGCTATCAGGTGTGCAAGTCTGAGAACAAGACGTGCATCAGCACGGCAAGCGGATTCCGTACCTGCGCGAGTGATTCCGCAAATCAGAAGGGCCACACGGCCACCAACAACCCCCGCACCGAGGCCGCAAGCATCAGCGCGCCGAACACGCCGCCCAACGCGCCGAGCAATCGCCCCGGCGAGGACTGGCAGCCGAGCGGCGGCACGACGAACATCACGAACAACAACAATGGGAACACCACCAATACGCAGAACTACCACAACCGGGGCACTCCGAACGGCAATCAGCCAACGCCAGGCGATGGCTCAGGCCCGGGCGTCGGTGGCAGCAATGGCAACGGTGAGCAAGGGGAGGGGAATGGAAATCAAGCTGCCGGTGGCGGGAACTGCAAAACGCCGCCGACTACGAGCGGCGATCCCATCCTCGGGATGATTGCCATGCAGACCTGGGCAACGCGCTGCGAGGCTGAGAGGGGCAACGGAGGCAAGGTTACGGGCGACGTTGGCAACTGTGATGCGCCTTTCAGCGTGGAGGGCGATTCGGTTCAGGCCAACCAACTGCGCGCTCAGCGTGCACAGCTGTGCAGCGGCAAGCCCGGCTCCGGCGAGGGTAGCAATGGTGATCCGCATGAGGGTGCCGAAGACGTTGACGGCCCCGGCAAGTGGTCGTGGAAGTTCGATGAGAGCTTGATCGACAAGAGCGGCTTTGGTGGTGGCTCCTGCCCGCAGTTCGGCACCGTGGACTTTGGCCGATTCGGCGCGGTGTCTCTCGACAGCGTCACATGGTGGTGTCCGCTGGTTGCGGCCATGCGCGCCGTGATGCTGCTGCTGGGCGCTTTCATCTCGTTCCGCATTGTCTTCGGAGATGGATCATGAGCATGGTTTGGGAGTGGATCACGCGCGGCGTGAATCTCGTTTGGACGGTTCTTTTCGGTGGCATTGGCAGGATCGTCACCAAGGGCCTGTCGGTGGCCGGGATCACGCTGGTATCCATGAATCAGGTGCTGCCGCAGCTGAAATCTTTCATCGGCGACTATGTCGGTGGCTTGCCTGATTGGGCGCACAACTTCTTGGGCGCGGTAGGCTTTGATCAGTTCATGACGATGGTGCTGTCTGCACTCTCGGTACGCTTCATGTTCAAGATCATCCCGATGCCCACCTCTGCTGCTCAACAGCTGGGAGTGACCAAGGAATGATCTACTGGTACACGGGCCAGCCTGGACACGGCAAGACGCTGCATGCGATCGATCACGCCATCGACTTCCGCAATGAGGGTCGATTGGTCTACGTCTGCAATGTGCGTGGCTTCAAGCACGACGAAGCGCGCATGCTGCCGATGACGCCGGAGCAGTTCTGCGACTGGCCGAACTTCCTCCCTGACGGCGCGGTGTGCGTGGTCGATGAGGCATACGAACACGGCATGCTCCCGAAGCGTCGGCCCGGCTCGGCTGTGCCGCATCACGTCGAGCAGCTGGCAAAGCATCGTCATCGCGGCTTGGATTTCATCTTCGTCAGCCAGTCGCCCGACCGGCAATGCGACGACTTCGCGCAGGACCTCATTGAGCGCCACGTCCACGTGCGCCGTCGATTCGGGTTGCCGTTCGCGCATCTGCGCACCTTCGACCGCTACGAAAAGAACCCCGAGAAGGGGCATCCGCTGATCTTGAAACGAGTCAAGCTGCCCAAGCGTCCGATGGGTCTTTATGAGTCCACCGTGATGGACACCAGCGAGAGGTCCATCCCCTGGTACTACCCGGCAGCAGCAGCGCTGCTGCTCGCGGTGATCGGTGGGGCGTGGTGGTCCGTGAATCGCGTGCATGCCCAGCTATCGGGGGAGCTTGAAACGGGGCAACCCAAGGCAGAGGCGCCGCAAGCGGCGGAGAACGGAGCGGGAGCGACGGTCGCAGCCGCGCCGCAAGCCGCACCCCCGGCGGTTACCCGCAGCAGCGACTACGTGGCATGGGTGACGCCGCGAATTCAGGGCCAACCGTGGACCGCACCCGCGTACGACAGCCTTTCGATTCCGACCAACCAGCCACCCCGGGTGTACTGCATGGCGTCCGGTGATGGGCTCGATGCCAATGGGGAGCATCAGATCGGGCGTTGCAGCTGCAAGACGGAGCAGGGCACCACTTACATGATGGATCAGGAGCAGTGCCGCATGGTTGCGGTCAATGGGCAGTACGAGCCGTTCCTCGACACCAATCAGGCCGAGGCGCGGCGCATGAATGACTACCAGCAGTCTGCGCACTTTCAGGAGGAATCCCGGCGCATCCGCAGCGAGGCCGCAGGCGTGGCTCTACAGCATGTCGAGCGCAGCATGGGTAGCTTCCCTGAGTCGCCGCCTCACGCAACGACCAGCTACATGACCACGGCGCCGGGACCGAACAAGCTATGACCGGCAGCGCACGCGAGGTGTTGAAGTGGCTGGCCGTCGTTCTCATGACGTGCGACCACGTCGCCAAGGTCATCTACGGCGGCTATGTGCCAGGTCTCAGCGAGGCGGGCAGGGTAGCATTCCCCCTATTTGCGCTGGTGATGGCTTACAACCTCGCTCAGCCCGGCACCGATGCGGTTAAGTCGGTGCGCAGGCTCGCCATGTGGGGCCTGATCGCACAGCCTGTTCATGCCTTGGCGTTCGGCTACTGGCTGCCGTTGAACATCCTGCTCACGTTCGCCCTGTGTGCCGCTGCCATCTACGCAGCCGGTCAACGGAGATGGGTTGTCCTGGCATTCGCCGCGGCGGTGCTGCCTGCATTCGTGGACTACCAATGGGCCGGGGTAGGGTTCGTGTTGCTGGCATGGCTGGCCTTCCATCGGCAGCGGTACTGGCTACTGGCCCCGGCGTTCGCCGCGATCTGCTGGTTCAACGGCAACTTGTGGGCGCTGGGGGCGATCCCTGTGGCGCTGGGCCTGTCTCGGGTGGCGTGGCCGGTGCCTCGTGGCCGGTGGGCCTTCTATGGCTACTACGTTGGCCATCTGGCGATTCTTGTGGCTATCGCTACCTGAGCGGTAAGCTTCGCCCAGCATCAGGGGGAAGCTATGTTCACAAGGATTGCGGCAGTGATGCTGCTGGGGGCGGTGAGCGCCGGTGTTGTTGCCCAGGAGCGATACGAGAACCTTGTTTACAGGTGCGTAAACAAGGCCGGGACGCAGTATCAAAGTCAGCCTTGCGCCAAGGGCGAGACTGACCACATTCGTCTGGCCGATCCGGCGCCATCACCTGAAGCGGCGGCTGCCAATGAACGCTACTTGGAAAGCCTTCGGCGTCGGAATGCGGCTTCCATCGCGCCTCGGCCTGCACCTACGCGGCCTGTCTATCGGAATGGCGGCGGTGGTGCTCGCCTCCACAGCATTTCTCAGTACAAGGATCCAGACGCGTGCGAAGCCGCCAAGGCCGAGCGAGAGCGCGTTTTCCGCATGTATGGTTCCAACCGGCCTTACATGGTCGGTCGTCGCATGGATGACATGGTGTGGTCGGCCTGCAAGTAACCCTTGGTCGCCGTTGCCGGGGTGTAGGGGCAGCGCCCCTACGGAAGCGCCTCACACGCGCTGACGGCGTTTCGGCCCCGGTACCGGCAGGACTGCCGCTGGTGGCTCGGCGTCGGGGCCGGCCATCGTCACCGATGACCGCTTTTTCCGGCGCTGTGCCAGGGCATCGGAGAGGTTCACCACGCTGGCGGCGTTGAAGGACAAGGGTTTCCGGGGCTTGCTGATCGCGCGGCCGGCCTCCATCATCCGGCGCCATTCCTGTGCCTGGGCAGCAGTGAGCGATAGCCACGCCAGATCCTGCGGTTCCAGTTCGCGGCCTTCGGGGGTGACCAGTCGACCAGCCTTAAACGAAAAACCGGCCCAAAGGCCGGTTAGGTTCCGATCACGCACAATCAGGCTCCATGCCGCAACAGGGACAGGGGGCGAGGCAAGAGCCGTGCCAGCCACCCCCGCAGGAGCTTGAACATAATATACATTATGCGAAATGAAGCGTAGCCGGCGCAGGCTACGTCGCTGGGCCGCTTTCGTCGGTTCTGCTTGGCAATGGCTGCGGCTCTGGCTCGGCTCTTGCCTGCCTGTTCGTTCCCCCGACAAGGACGAGCTCGCAGCATGATCAAGATGGATCCCCACAACCGCATAGATCTAACCGGCCCTTGGGCCGGTTTCGGATTCCAAGGTGGGCACATGTTTACGCCCGAAGGTCATCAGCTGGAGCCATGCGACATGGCTTGGTGGTCCCTGACCTGCAACATTGCCCGGGAATGGCGACTGATGATGGCCGAGGCTGCCCCCCGGGCTGCAGCCGCCCGGAGAGCCTCCGCCACGGCGAAATCTAGCGTCATCTACCTAGCCGAAGCCCTCAGAATTCGCCGAGAACGGCGGTTCGGCGTGGGCGATCCCGGTTCCGACGCCGGGGCGTCCAATGTTGTCTACATGAGCCGTGGGCCGAGGCCCCGCCAGCGCCTGTGAGGCGATTCCGTAGGGGCGCTGCCCCTACACCCCAAAACCAACGCCGCAGCCCCACGCATTGCTACGAGGGGCTGCGATGATGCGCTAGAAGTCCACCTCAGCGTGGATATCATCAATACACGTCGATGCAGTGGAGTGATTGTCCGCGCTGTACCACACCCCAGGCACCGCCGTCACATTGCTAAGCTTGCTTAGTTCAAGGCATCGCCAGTTATTCTCAGCGGTCGGATCCTTGATTGGGCCTTTGCTGGTCTCTCCCCCGAACTGATAGAACAGCGCTTGCTCCCTGCCATTCTTCTCGCCGATGGCATGAGGACACATCTCCCGATAGTGCCCATCGTAGACAGCGGTTATCTGGTGCTTATCGTGGATTGCTTGCCGAACGATTGCATAAGTACTCACTGCGAATCTCTCCTTGATACGTAATGGGCTTGCAAGCGTGACGCACGTCACCTCTGCGATATAAATGACCGGGCGCGCGACGTCAAGCCCTGCACATTTTCCGCCCGAGCGTCTCGGATACAATGGTCAGAGGACGCCATATGGGGGGGCGCATGGAACGCGAACGACCGGAGTACCTACAACCCATCCCACGCTCTCGCTGGGAGTTTCCGTGGATGGCCTTGTGGGCGGTGCTACTGCTGGGCATGGCCGGTGCTGGTATCTGGCTGCACCTAAAGACCGGAAGCGCTTGGGATGCACGCTTTCAGGCCGCGCCTGCACCAAGCACGTCAACCAGCGTTGATCGCGGCGCCCAGCCCGAAACGATAGCGGATCGGAAAGCAATGCTGACCGAAGTGCGCGCGCGACGAGAACAGGCAGAACGCGAAGCTCAGCAGCGGCGCAGCGAGACAAGATGCATCGGCGGAATCACGTTCCGCCGCATACCTGGTGGCTGGGAGAACCTACCGGACCAGCCCTGTCCGTGATGCATCACCTTAATCAGAAGCCGGGCGGATAAGGCGGTGTCTCTGGGAACGTGCCCATCGTGCGCTCACCTAGGCGCACGATGGCGCCCCCGCTGCTTGCCGCCATGACCGCGCCCGCGCCGCCGCCGCTTCCACTCGCTACGCTCGCAGAATCAGCGGCAGCACGGTCACTGTCCAGGCGGTACAACGTTGGCTCTTCCTCGCGCCGGGGTGCTTCCCTCGGCCACGCGGCCACGCCGTGGCGAACGTCTCGAACGAACTCACTGTGAGCCGAACCTCGCACCGAATTGACCTGGCCGGCCCGGGGGCCGGTTTCGGACTCCTAGGGCCTTTTATCGAGCCTATTCAAAGGTCAATGATTCGATATCGTCAAGGCTGCGATCGTTTTTCACGTACTCCTTAATCTTTTCTAGGTCTTCAGCGCTGGCCGAAGACGCTGGAGCTGCCGTCGCAAAAAATTGAACGGAGTCGGAGGACGTGAGGAGCTTCTTCAGTGTGGCCCCATCAAGATCCATCACATCCCGGGCAGAATATGAAACAAGGATGGACTTGGAAGTGCCGCCCTTCAGGCTACCCAGCATGTCCGAGTTCCCAGGCAGGGTGAACTTTACCTCGGAGGTTCGGTCTGGAAGCCCAAGCTGCTCTGATTTATCCGCAAGCTCATGCCTAACGGCGGCGACATCTTTGGATTTTATCGGAACTGATACATTCCAGCGTGGTCCGAAATGGTACACGGCGGCATACATGACTCTAGCCTTGTAAGGGTCGACCTTGCTCGCAAGCATCGCCTCGTAGAAGACGCGATGCACCTCCTTCCACGGCATGCTGCGGCTAACACAGTAGACATCGTGGATGATGGACGCGTTTCGATAGTCGCCATCGAGCGGACCGCCTATGACACTCCAGAACATGCGCGGAATTGACGCTCCATCTGCAATAGAGCCCTTTGGAGCGTGCCACTTTCGGCCTGCATCATCGGTATAGATGACATCGCTAGCCAGTTCGATCATGCCGCCGGGCAGGAGATTCACTGTAATCGGCTTGGTGAAATTCCCCGCACTCACACCACCTGAAGCAACCATCAAAAGCGCTAGAGCGATCTTCTTCAT